ACTGAAGGCGGCTTCCGCCACGGCCCGATCGCTTCGGTGATCTGGCAGAAGGTGAAGATCGACGGTTACACCGAAAGCGCCGCGGCCGGCACCCTGGCCACTGCACTGGGCTATGACCGCCAGAACGTCGATTCGACCGTCGGCCGCATTGGCTGGCAGGCCCGCTTCGATGGCGGCACCCTCAAGCCGTATGCGCAGGTGACTTACGATCACGAGTTCGAGGACACCAAGCAGGCCAGCGCCTGGCTGCAGACCCTGCCGGAACTGGGCAGCTACCGCGTGCCGGGCCTGAAGTTCGACAAGAACTACGCCACCGTCGTGCTGGGTGCCCGCACCGAACTGTTCGGCCTGCAGAGCAACTTCGGCCTGAGCGCGTCGACCGGCCAGAAGCGCGCGCAGGACGCCACCCTGTTCGCCAACTTCAGCGGCACGTTCTAAGCAGCAACCGCCGGGGTCGGATCCCTTTCCGCAAGGAAAGGGCTCTGACCCCTCGCGGATGCGGTGGCCACCATTGCGCTCTACCGGCCCAACCGCATAGACTTTCACCGCGCACTGCGGGCGTAGCTCAATGGTAGAGCTGTAGCTTCCCAAGCTACTGACGTGGGTTCGATTCCCATCGCCCGCTCCATGTCTCACAAGGGTTTGCGGCACATTTAGGCGCTCCGCAATCTCCGGACCGCTCCGCAATTCAGCGCGTGGGAGTGGCCTTCGAGCCTCTCTTCTTCCGCACATAGATTTCGGTCGTGGTGACCGATGAATGCCCCAGCTGGGCCTGTGCCTCGCGAATGTCCTTTGCCGAATCGGCCTTGTCCGTACCGGCCTTGGCGCGGAGATCCCGGAACTGGAATTCCCCTTTTGCAATACCCGCCGCCTCCCTGGCCTTGTCGAACCGGTAGCGGAGCGCCGCCCGACCGAGCGCCAGGCCGTCGTCGTCCACGATCAGCCGCGTGCTGTAGACCTTCTCTCGCCCGCTCGGGCACTTCTCCCCCTTACGCTTTGCAATGCGCTCTAGCAGCGCGGCCAGCTCGCCCGTGATCTCCATGGTGACGCGGTTGCTGGTCTTCGACTGCTGGATGATGAGGCCGCGCGCTGTGACCTGGCGCACGTCCATGGACCACACGTCGCCGACGCGCTGGCCGGTCAGATAGGCCAGGTCCATGGCGTCGCGCAGAGCTGCGTCGGCGTGTGCATAGACGGCCCGGAAAGAGTCATCGTCCACGTACACGTCTCGACCGGCTTCCTTGTTGCGCCGAATACCCTCGCATGGGTTGGGTAGATCGGTAATACCTTTGCCGCGCGCCCAGTTCCAGATATGCGAGAACAGCGACACTTCTCGGTTGGCGATCACTTTCGCCTTCCGCCAATCCAAATACTGCCGGATGTTGATCGGGCGGATGGCTTCAAACGGCGCCGGCGGCGCGTCGAAGTAGCTCAGCAGCGCGGTGATGCAGCGATTGTTGAGGCGCTGGGTGGTGACAGCCTTGGTAGGAACCACCTCGGCGCGGTAGCGATCGGCAACGTGCCGGAAGGTCACGACGGCCGCTGCGGGGATCGTGCTCGCGTGTTCGATCTCGGCCCATCGCTTGATGGCCACGCCGTAGTCGCTGCCGAGGGGTGTTTCGCGCCTCGGCTTGCCGCCGTGGTCATAGTAGTAGTGGGTAACGCCCGATTTCTGCTTGCGTGGCCTGAACCGGGGGATTGCCCCCGGCTTACTCGGTTTACGTCCCATTTCAAGCGACCTTGCTGGAAGTCCATGTCGGCGGCGCCTTTGGTGCATGCGCCGTTCCCTCAACGCTGGAGCGCAGCACGACCGGCCAGTCGTGCGCGTCCAGGTAGTGCTTGATCCCGTTTTTGCGGAGAAATGCCGCCTGGCGCGCGCGCTGTGGCGTGCGGCACAGGCCGGTGATCTCGTCCCGCGACAGGTACATGTCAGACGGCACTGGCCACCTTCCCTCCGCCTGCCATCACCAGGCGCATTTGTACGACGTTGTCGGCAACAGCTGCCGGCGACGGTGCCCGCGCGCTGCGCGCCGGACGGTTAAGTCGGCGCCACGCCTCGATGGCCTTGTCGGGATCGGCGTGCTTGCTGGTCGACCTGCAGGCGCACTCGACCAGGTGGCCGCCGCCGGCGGAGGCGCAGCGCTTGTCGTGGATGTGGCGCGCGCGGTGGCCGGCGGCGCAGTTCGGCAACCCTTCCGGGTGGCTGATATGTTCCTGGGTCATGGCTTGTTGCACTCCTCGATGTGGGCCTGGAGCTTTTCCAGGAGGAAGGCGGCTTGCGCTGCACGGTGGCGGCGGTCGTAGGCGTTGAGGTTGGCCCGCGCATCCCTGAGCCACTCCAGTGGCTCGACCAGCCATTTCGGATCGAACGGGAGCAGGGTTCGCGGATCGACCTTCTTGACCAGCGGGGAACAATCGGGGCCGGCCCAGTCCTCGGGATCGCCGCACCTGATGCACACGCCTGCCTTGAACGCGTGGTCGCGCTCCGGCTGGATGACGCGCGGGGTTTCCCACAGAGCGCGCACGACCCAGCCGCGCTTCGCGGCGTGATAGAAGTGCTCAGGGGTGGCAGTCACCCAGCACCCGGGCCCCACGTCGTTCTTGTTGCGGTACTCCCAGCGCACGGGCGGTTGCGAGTACAGCTCCTGCAGGAGGGTGTCGCTCCACTCGCGAACCTGGTCGGCTAAGATTGGCGCGCCGGCGGCGCCCAGGCGGCGCATGGTGGTGACGACCGCTGCGACAGGCGACGATGCCTTGGTGGCCTCGACAACGGCAGCCGGGGAAACGGGGAGTGGTGCAGTCATGCAATGGCTCCAAGGGCAAGGCCCGGCTGTGCAACGCGGATGCGCGCTTCGGCGATCGCGGCATAGATGGGGTCTTCATCGATGCCGACGAACTGGAAACCTTCGAGTACCGCGGCCTTGCCGGTGCTGCCGCTTCCCACGAACGGGTCCAGCACCAGTCCACCGGCAGGTGTAACCAGGCGGCACAGGTAGCGCATGAGGTCGGTCGGCTTGACGGTAGGGTGGTTGTTCGCCCGCGGGGCAACCTGATAGCCCTCATTGCGGCGGGTCATATGCAGCCCGCTGGTGTTAGACACCATGCCGGCCGCTGATTTCCTGAAACCATCCAGCCCGGCGTCACGATCCGCTCTGGTTGCCTTGGCGCAGTAAAAGAAGCGCGCCGCACTGCCAGTATCCCCACGCGGGTTAGGCTGCTTGGTGCCGTGCCTCAGCGCACCATAGATCGCATTGCCTTGAGGACTGCCGTCAGTCTTGGCTACGCCCTGTTGGCCCGGCGCTGGCGGGAAAGCGGCCAGGACTTCATCGCTGCCGTCGTGGATAAGATTGGCAGGCCAGCGTCCGCCCTCGCTGAACTTGGCTCCGATGCCGCAGTCGTTTGTGTTGAGTGCACCGGTTCCATGCTCGCGCCAGTTTGCCTCCACGGTGCCAACCAGCGGCTTGCGGGCGACAGTGATCGGCTCGAGCGCGGGCTTCAGGGCGGTTCCACCCCAGGGACCGTTGTGCGACTTCGGGAAGCCGCTGCCGTAGACCCACGCGATCATGTCGCGGATCTCGAAGCCGGCGTCCTCGATGCGCACCGCCATGCGGTGTTGCGTGCGTGTGCCGGCGAACGCTAGGAGGTGGCCGCCCGGCTTCAACACGCGGAGGCATTCAGCCCATATCTCGGTGCTGGGCACGTCGTAATCCCAGCGCTTGCCCATGAACGACAGGCCGTAGGGTGGATCGGTCACGACGGCGTCGACCGAGTTGGCGGCCATGCCGCGCATCACTTCCAGGCAGTCTCCGATGTGAATCATGCGAACAGGTCCAGTTGGGCCGGCAGTGCCGGAACGCGCGGCGGTGCCAGCGGCGGGGTGGCGGCAGCGGCGCGCATGCGTGCACGTTGTGCGGCGTTGAAGGCGAACCAGAAGCCGTGCCCGTGCCGGCGTGCCCGGCATTCGGTCATCAGCACGCGCGCTGTGTGCTTCGCCTGCGCAGCGGTGAGCAGCTGGTCAGTCATTGAACGACGCGCTCCACGCCGGCGAGGTCTTGTATGCTGAGACGTGGGATGGTTGTGACAGGGGAGTTAAGTGGTAGAGCGAGCGCGATGGCACGAGGACTGGACCTTCAAGATCAGGGGAAGAGACGTGACGGTCCGTGTAGCTACCGATGGCCCTGGCAGGGGCGAGGTGACTGCTATCCACGTGATCTACGGTCCCAGCCAGACCGGCTTGACCATTCCGGTGACTTCGCAGAAGGACGCCATGGAGAAAGCCGAAGCTCTGCTTAGCGATCTGATGGGCTCGAGCTGGTACTGATGTAGCGCTCGCCGGCGCCGCAATCTTGTTGGCATTGCTCATGCGTGCATGTCCTTGCTGTTGGTGGAGCGCGCGCCGCGCGCCCTGGCTTCAAGTTGTTCGGCCACGCCGAGGTAGTAGGCGTGCCGTTCCAGACGGATCGATTCGGAGAACTGGAAGTGCTTCAGCGACTCTTCCGCCTGCACGCGCCAGGCGGCTGCCTCGCGCGCTGGGTCGTCGTCGAAAATGTCCATCTGGACCGGCTTGGCCATGGGTCAGTGCTTATCGACGGCGCGATGGCGGCTGTAGCCGACGCCTTCGATTGGGATGCCACACCAGGTGAGCGTGGCGCCCGGGATTGGTTCGGGCTTCGCTTCGCGCCATGGCTGCTTCGACCCGGCCTTGCGCGCCCGCATCCATGCTGCCTTGGCTTCATCACGATGAGGCTTCTGCATGCGGGCGAGGATCCGGCGCACACAGTGCTTCAGGTCTGAAGCCTGCACGACGATGCGCGGTGGCCGCTGGCCCTTGGCGGTGGTATAGCCCTCAACGAACCCGGCAACCTGCTCGCGGATCAGTTCAACGCGGGGCACTTCGCCGTTTTGCTTCTTGGAAAACTCGGGCTCGTGCTGGAAATCGACAACGACTGAATCGGTCATGGCGGATCTCGATGTGGTATGGGTTGCCGGCTGTTGGAACCCGGCCGGCGCGGGTTCCCTGCGCTAGAGGGGGGGGGAGCGCAGGGCAGGGGGTCAGTGGGTGTCGTCGGCGGGCAGCGGTGTGCGCGCTCTCTGTGCCGAGCGCTGCCGCATCTCGTCGCGGAATGCGGGCCAGTTGCGCCGCAGGTCGCGCACGCCGCACCAGGTGAAGAAGACAACGCCAGCACCAAAGGGCGGGAGTAGCGAGCCGGCATCGGTGTAGATGGCGCGCGCGAGCAGCGCCAGCAGCAGGCCGACGACGACGACGGCGCAGTAGATGGGCAGGGCAAGGTGGCGCATCAGCGATGCCCCTTGACCGTCGCACGGACAGCGGTCCTTAAGCGATTCAGCTGTTGGCTTGCCCTGGCCTCGGCAGCCTGTTGCTTCACGCGAATTTGACAGTACGATTGCCTGCTGATCGTCTCCTGAGGAGCTTGGATGTACGTTGAGGTGTACCGCCGCTCAGGGTTATGGGCCCAACTGACGGGCACTGTTGGCTGGCGATGGCGCCTGCGAACATTCGACGGCGTGACGTTAATCGACGCACAAGAGACTTTCTCGGACCGGCGCAGTTGCCTTGCACTGGTGGCCCTGTTGATTTCAGGGCTCAATGCTCGTGTCGTGGACTCGCAGGTCAAGCGTGTCCTGCGCCGGAGTGGTGAAGACTGGCTCGAGGGTGAAGAGTTCAACCCAGCCATGCTTTGAAAGGTAGGGGGAGCGTTCATCTTGTTGGCTCTCATGCAGCACCTGCCTGTGCGCGTGCTGCGCGGCGGGCTGCAGCGACAGCGCCTGCAGCGCTCTTGCCCTGCCGCAGGACGGCATTGGCTGCGAGGCTGGCGGCGACGACGACTTGGTAGGGGAGGAGGCCCCATCGGCGCCCGGCGCGGGCGACGATGCCGGCGGCTGCAGCGGCGCGCTGAGAGTTGGAGTGGTGGGCAGCGGCGCTCATGCGGCGGCGCCTTGCTGCGCGGCGCGCAGCTGCTTGGCGGCTTCCAGCAGCTGGCCGGCATAGCGCTCGGCTTCGTCGGCGGACTGGAGGAGGCGGGCAGCGCCCAGGTCGGAAACCACCTTGGCGCTGAGGCTGTCGGCGGCGACGGTTGGCGTCGACTGGCGGACGCCGAGGGAAAGGATGGCCATGCGTGATCTCCTGCGCCCGGCCCCGGGATGGGGTGGTGTTGGGCGACTGGAGGCAACGTTAGCTGCACGCTAATCGTTAGTCAACAGCTATCAGCTAACAATTTTATGAATGGGGCTGCTTGGCCTGCCGACCAACCCCTGCAAGTGATAGGGGCTGAGCCAGGCTGGACAATTACTCCTCTGTCAATCGCAGGGTCAACGGAAATGCCGTTTAACGTTAAAAGGCTGTGCTCTCGTCCGGTTCGAGAGGCTTTGCTGGACTGTGATGGCGCAAAAGGCCTTGCGCAGCAGTGCTTTCGAGATTCGCGCTCGCATCCAGGCTGACGAAATTGACGTCTCCGAACTAGTGATGAACTTCTCGGTCACCAGGGTTGTATATACGGAATCCCGTATATACAATTTGCGGACGGAAAAGAGCGTCGGACATGGACATCAAGATCTCGCGTGGCGTTTCAGAGAAGCTTCAGAACAAGCATCATGTTTCGTACGAGGAGATCCGGGAGGCGTTCATCAACCGGACCGGCGGCTTCTTCACCGATAGCCGTGAGGATCATCAGACCAATCCTCCAACGTATTGGTTCGTCGGAGAGACGGACAAGGGACGGACACTGAAGGTGGTGTTCGTGAAGTACCCAGACCACTACCAAATCAAGTCGGCCTATGAGCCGACGGACGGATCACCAGCGTTGTACGACCGCCTCGTACGTCGCGCTGGCTGAAGTCCCACTCCTACCCACGATGAGTTAACTCGGAGTATGAACATGAATAGCTATGACAACGAATGCCGCTGGGAGTCGGGCGAGTTCGGTTTGTCGGAGCAGCACGCAGTCGCCGCTCCGGCGTCTGTGGAGCGTGATATCGATGATGCCCTGGCCCTGCAGATGATTTCTATACGTCTGCCGAAGCAGCTGCTGAGCGATCTCAAGGTGATAGCCCCCAAGGAAGGTTTAGGCTACCAGCCGCTGATTCGGCGCGTGCTACAGCGCTTTGTCGAAGGAGAATTCAGGAGCATGGCGCATGACGAGTTCCTGAAGCAAAGAGCGGCAGGCCGGTTAAATGGAGAGTCGGCGGAAGAAGAGTGCGAAGTCGTAGATGCACCACGCCGTGCTGTTGGCTGAGCCTCTATCAATTGGATGGCTGCAGCTGCAAAGGCAGTAAGCTATCAACAAGAAGCCCCGCTTAGCGGGGCTTTTTTTGTGGCTCGTCCCAAATTGGGACGGTAGCTAGAAGTTCCTCGCCAGTTAGAACTTTCGCAGGCCTGCATGGATCAGCGCCTTGCCCAAGATGCTTATGTCACCTGGATGTGGCCTATAGGCCGGGAAGTCAGTGTTGACGCTTACGACGTAGAGCCCGTCGCCGCGCTTCTGCAGCATCTTGATCTGCGTCTCGCCCCCGATGTTGATCAGGTAGTAGTCGTCACCGTCGAAGTAGTCGCAGCTGGTGTCGATCCAGACAATGTCGCCGTCTTCGAGCTTGGGCTTCATCGACGGCCCGCGGCCGGTGATGATCTGGATCCTGCCTGGCTTGGGTAGGTAACCGAGCTTCCTGCGAACTTCCCATTCTGCGACCTCGATGGTCTTCACCACCTCTGGGTAGTCCTGGTTGACCATCCCTGCGCCCATTCCCGCACCCCCTTCGAACAAGTCGAAGCGAACATAGCCGGGTGGCGTCTCATTCTCCGGGATTGGTGAGACAGAAACCTCTCCGTCTTCACTCCACTGGGGCCGGTCCATCCAGCCGTGGTCCTTCCCCAATGCGATGCTGATCTTCTTGGCCACGTCGTCGCCGATGTACTTCCCGCCGAGCAGCTGGGAGACGTAGGACGCAGACAAGAACCCGCCCAACTGGGCGCCTTGGTCCCGGCGTCCCTTGATCCCCTTCAGTTCAAGGGCCTCGATCAGGTGGCGAAAGTTACGGCTGCGGATCTCTCGAATGTCCATCGCGGCAGGTTAGCTGGTAACTAATCGAATTCGTGCAGCTGTCGGCTTGCAATAAGCTGTTAGCTGTGGACTAATAGTTGCTATGAACATGTCAGCACTCGATAGAGCAGTTCAGTCGGCAGGGAGCCAGCAGGCTCTTGCTCAGCTTCTCGGCATCAAGCCGCCGTCGGTATCCGGCTGGTACGACCGCTGTCGCGTTCCCGCAGAACGTTGCATCGCAATCGAGCTGGTCACCGGCGTCTCCCGCCACCAGCTTCGCCCTGACGTCTTTGGGCCAGATCCTGCGGAATCCCAGACCGAGGCAGTCGCGCAGCCGCGCGCAGAAATCGATAGCCGTATGAGCAAGCGCGCGCTGCGCGCCAAGCTCGGTATGGATAGCGACAAGCACCTGGCCATCCTGCTGCAGCTGCCCGTGGAAGAGGTAGAGGCGTGGCTGGAAGAGGGCGTCCTGCCCGCGCTGCCGCAGATCCAGCGCCTGCTCGGTGTTGAGGCACAGGCCGCTGCTGAGCCCGCGAACGAGGATCCCGACGCGAATCGCATCGCCCCGGTCGACACCGCTTGAAAGGCCGTCCCTGGCCGTCGTCCCTGACTTGTTGATCTCCATGGCGCCCATCGTGCGCCACCCGGGCCCAGCCCGAAACCTTGAAACACAGCCTTCTCCAAGGTGCCCCATGACCTGCCGTACATCCGCTCTCAATTGGCTCGACGTTCTCTACAACTCCGTGCGCAAGACGCCGGGTGGAGTCGTAGACGCGGCCGCTTTCCTGGCCGACCGCCGCGGCAAATCCATGCACCCGGAGACGCTGCGCGCGAAGTTGCGCGGGCTGGAGGGTGAGTCGGTGACGATGGAGATTGCTGAACTGCTGACCGAGTGGATGCAGGAGAAGGCAGGCGGCAGCGATTACGCACTGGACTGGATGCAGGCGCTGGCCGGGCAGTTCGGCATGGCCGTCGCCACGGTCCCGCCGCCGCCGGAGGGTGGTTGGTCCGACGAGATTGGCGCCATCCAGACCAAGCTGCTGGAGATCACCACACGGGTGGGGCGCTTGTCTGGCACCGCCGTGGACGCGATGGCTGATCACCATATCGACAGCGACGAAGCCAGGCTGATGGTGGAAGAGGCCAACTCGCTCATCACGATGGCGCACCGGCTGATCCGCAACGTGTCGCGCGCTGCAGCAAAGGGGAGGGCGCGTCGATGAACCACCCGGCCCGCTCCACCGATCCACAGTCCAGTCACATCGCCGCCGCCGCGCTCGCTGAAAGCGGCGCGCTGCGTGTCCAGCACGCCAAGACCGAGGCTGCGGTGATCCGCCACCCTGGGCAGAGCAGCCTGCACCTGTCGACGCTGACTGGCCTTGACCGCCACATGTTGGGTCGCCGACTGCCTGAGCTGGCCCGCGAGGGCCGCATTTGGCGCGGCCCGACCGCGCCGTGCGCCACCACCGGCAAGCCCGCATGCACCTGGTGGCCGGTTGCGCCGGGCGAGAACCTGACGCTGGGGCTCTGACATGTCGACCATCATCATGTCGCAGTGCTGGCCGCTGCAGGGCCTGAGCGTCACGCAGAAGGCTGTGTTGATCTCGCTGGCTGATCAGGCGAACGACGACGGCGTGTGCTGGCCGGCGGTGGGCACCATCGCCGCGCGCTGCTGCATGTCGGCGCGCGCTGTGCGTACGGCAATGGATCATCTGGAGGCCGTCGGCCTGCTGACCCGTGACCGCCGGTTCAACAGCAGCACGGTCTACAAGGTCACTCCGGCCAACTTCGACAAGGCAGCTGCGCCGTCGAAGGCTGGCCGCAAGGCAGGAAAAGCAGGTACTGCACCGGGCGCAGGGGCTGCGCCCCATGCAGGGGGTGCGCCCGCTGCAGGAGGGGATGCGCCCCATGCAGGGGGGGATGCACCGGGCGCAGGTCTGGGGGTGCGCCCCGTGCCGCCTAACCGTCATATAACCCTCAATGAACCGTCAGGAGAACCGTCATTTCCGGCGGGCCTGCCTGCCGCGCCGCCGGCGGTGGTTTCCGAGACCGACCTGCAGGCAGCGTGCCGTGCCACCTGGGCGGCCTACGCCAGTGCCTACCGCGACCGCCACGGTGTGGCGCCGGTGCGCAACGCCAAGGTGAACAGCAACGTCCGGCAAATCGTGCAGCGCCTCGGCCACGGCGAGGCCCCACTGGTGGCCGCGTGGTTCCTGACCGTCAACGAGCGCTACGTGGTGCAGAACATGCACGACCTGGGCGCGCTGCTGGCGAAGTGCGAGGCATACCGCACGCAGTGGGCCACCGGCCGTCAGGTGACCGAGGAAGCCGCCAGGCAGACGGACAAGACGCAGACCAACCTGGGCGCCGCCGACGCGGCCAAGGCTCTGCTGGCACAGCGGAGGGCGGCACATGCTGGGTAATCAGGAGCAGGATCGGCTGGTCGATCTGCTGGTGGCCACCGCCGAGGTGATTGGCGACCAGCTCAGCCCGAACGCCGCGGCCTACATGGTTTCGGATCTGGCGCAGTACCCGCTGCCGATGCTGGAGCGCGCGCTGGCGTCGTGCCGCCGGGAGCTGAAGGCGCGGCTTTCGCTGGCGGCGATCCTCGAACGCATCGAGGACGGCCACCCGGCGCCAAATGAGGCATGGGCCAACGCGATCCGTGCCGCCGACGAAGGCGCCACCGTGGTGTGGACTGAGCAGACCCGCGATGCGTGGGCGGCGGCGCTGCCGCTGGTGCAGGCGGGCGACAAGATCGCCGCCCGGCCGGCATTCCTGGAGGTCTACACCCGGCTGGTGAAGGAAGCGCGCGCTGCACATCGGATCGCCACCTATCGGCTGTCCCTTGGCGGCGACGTTTCCGGCACCGGCTATTGCTGCGCCAGGTCTGCATCTTGGCGGCTCGGATGGAGACCGACCCAGAGATGGGGGTTTCGGCCCTCCAGGCGCTGGGCTCCCTGCTTTCCAAGCTCGGCGCAACGCCGGTTGACGAGACAAAAGTGAATCATGGCGGCGAAGAGGACGAAGACCCCGACGACAAGCTCTTCTGATCGCACTTCGGCCTATGCGCTGGCCGTGGTAGCAGGTGAGATCGTGGCCGGTCCCCATGTGCGAAATGCATGCCGCCGGCACCTTAAGGACCTGCAAGACGGTCACGAGCGCGGCCTCTACTTCGACCAAGCTGCGGCGCAAAGGGTTTTTGAGTACTTCGAGACGATTCTGAAGCTCTCCGAGGGCCAGTTCGAGGGCCGCTCTTTTGAGCTGCACCCCTCGCAGGCATTCATTCTCGGATCGCTGTTTGGCTGGAAGAAGGCGGACGGCAACCGGCGATTCCGTCGCGCCTATATCGAGATGGGCAAGGGCAACGGAAAGTCGCCCATGGCCGGCGGCATTGGTTTGTATGGGATGACCTCCGACGGGGAGGCTGGCGCGCAGATCTACGCCGCGGCCGCGAAGAAGGAGCAGGCCGGAATCCTGTTCGCCGACGCGGTGAAGATGGTTAAGGCGTCAAAGGCGCTGATGAAGCGTCTGGAGTTCTCCGGCGGCGAGGGGCGCGAGTACAACATCGCTCACCACAAGAGCGGCAGCTTCTTCCGGCCGGTTTCGCGGGACACCGGGCGAACAGGCTCCGGTCCTCGCCCGTACTTCGTGCTTGCCGACGAAGTCCACGAGCTGCCCGACCGGCGCGCCATCGAGATGCTGGAGCGCGGCTTCAAGTTCCGGCGACAGCCGTTGCTGTTCATGATCACCAACTCGGGCAGCGACCGAAACAGTGTTGCCTGGGAGGAGCACGAGCACGCGGTGAAAGTGGCGGCTGGGCATACCGAGGCGGTCAACGATCCGACCTTTGTCGGTGAGCCGCTGGACGATCGCACTTTCAGTTACGTGTGCGCGCTCGATGATGGCGACGACCCACTGGAGGATCCGACCTGCTGGGCCAAAGCGAACCCGTTGCTCGGGATCACGATCACGGAGGAGACGCTGCGGGACATTGTTCACCAAGCGAAGGCGATTCCCGGCCAGTTGAACGGCGTGCTGCGCCTGCACTTCTGCGTCTGGACCGATGCTGAAACTGCATGGATGACCCGCGCGACGCTGGAGCCGGCATTGGCCGACTTCGAGATTGCCGAACACCACGGAAAGCCGGTGTATGGCGGGCTCGATCTGTCGCAGGTGCGCGATCTGACCGCTGCGGCGTTCGTCGTCCAAACCGGCAGCTTGCCGATCAGCGACCTGTCCCAGGTTCCGAGCGGCCTGTTTGCCGTGGAGCGCGATGCGCGGGTGACGGCAGATGAGGCCAACGCCGGCGCCATCGAGCTGATTCAGGCGCGGATGCCGACGGGTGACGGCACAGTGGCCACGGAGGCCAGCGTCACAGAGGAGCGCCAGGCGCGCGCAGACGGCGACAGCGCCAACGCTGAGGCGATCGAGCGGGTGTCCGCGAGGATGCCCGCCGGCGACGGCAAGGTGGCCTCTGCGGAAGCACTGGATGCCGTCTCGACCCGTGTGGAAGAAACGGAGGAGGGCATCCGGGCAGTCGGCGACAGAACGTCGTCGCTGGAAGCGCAGGTGACGTACAAGCACGCCGGCGACCGGGACTGGAACGCCGGTGACCGCGACGTGCGCGCGGGTGTGAAAACCTGGCAGTCCGTGATCGCCCAAGGCGACCGCGCCGTCGCCAAGCAGGTGGAATCGGTCCGGGCCGAACTGGGTCATTTCGAGGCCACGACGACGCGCTCCATCGAGGTCATCGCCACGGAGCAGAGCGCCCAGGCGGTGCAGATCCAGCACCTGGGCGTCGAGCTGGACGGGAAAGCGTCAGCGGACTACGTCGAGGAGATCAGCGCCCGGGTCGACGTGACCGAGCAGGGCATCGAGGCATTCGCTGGCCAACTGCAATCGGTGAAGGCTGAGGTGGACAGCAAGGCCAGCGCGCAGGTGGTGCAGGGCATGGAGGCCCGGGTGGTCCAAACCGAAAACGGCCTGACCCAAGTATTGGCGAGGGCGTTCCTGAATGTCATCGCCAACAGTGGTGGCGGGCCGCTGATCGGCGGCATGGTCATCGAGAACAACGGTCAGGTCGTAAACACCCGCTTCTCCAGCAACACGTTCGAGGTGATCTCGCCCGGAGCCAGTGAAGGGATGGAATGGCGCGGTGGCTTCCTGCGGGTCTGGAAAGGATCTGCTCAGCGCATCATTGGCACCAACTTCGGCAGTGCCGGCGACAACCTGGTCGACTACTTCGGGCCGAATGTCGGTGCGGGCGCTGCGTCGAAGGCCAACGCTGTGATGTGGATGGACGCCAACGGCAGTGCCTACTTCGGTGGCCAGCTGTCGGCGGGCATCCTGCGCAACGCGGTCCAAACGACCACCACGCAGACAGTCGGCGTGGAGCTGGTCAACGGGCCGTTCGCCACCAACGGCCGCGTGCGCAGTGTCACGGTCAGCTTTTCCCGTCGACATGTGCGCACGAAGACGACCTATGGCACTGACGGATTCGTCGCTGGCGGGGGCCAGAACACGGCGCGCGTGGAAATCTATCGGCGAGTGGGTGAGGGCGCTGAATCGTTGTGGCAAGTCCTCAACGCCAGCGGCGGGGTGAACATCCTCAATGAGACGGATGGCCCGGACAATGCGATTTCCGACTGGGGCGGATCGTTCACGGTGAACGACACCAGCACCAGCGCGCAGACGATGACCTACCGCGCAGTGATCACCAGCTTCACCGAGCAGACCGTGTCGCACACCTCCGGCTCCTTCCAGCAGCAGTCCATCACGCAGAGCCTTTCGATCATCTCGGTCGAGAACTGAAACAGCCCAATGCACGGGTCGGCATGTCCGGCCCGGCTTTGCCGTGGGCGATCAACAGCAGAGAACACACATGCCGCAGAAACTCATCGATCAAACCACCATCCAGCCGGATGGCCGCCCAGGCGACGACGCGTTCACCGCATTCGCTACCTGCAACGACAACTTCGCCGATGCCGAGGGACGCCTTTCGGCGTTGGAAGGTGGATCATCGAACATCGGCCAGGATGTGGCCGACCTGAAAGCGGGCTTGCAGCAGGAGACGCAGCTGCGCACTGATGCCGACGCCGCCGAAGCCACTGCACGCCAGAATGCGGACGCAGCACTGAGTGCACGCATCCTCGGTAAGAACATCGTCATCAACGGTGACTTCCGGTTCTGGCAGCGAGGTACGGGCTTCGCCGCTGCTGGTTACGGTGCAGATCGCTTCTTGAACAACATCAATGGCATCACCTGCTCTATGACTCGGCTGGCGCTCGGTGTGGGTGAGATCGCAGGTTTCAAGTACGCGTGCCGTATGTCATTCAATGGAGGTAGTGACCCTGCTCACTACGCAACCTTGCAACATCGCATGGAGAACCTCGGATACTACTCGGGTAAGACTCTTACGTTCTCAGGTTATATGCGCGCAAACACAACTGGCGTAAAGGTTGCATTTGAGTGCGCGCTTATCGCCGCAGGTGGAACTATTCCGGGCGCGGTTCCGTCCACTGCTATCGGAGTGACTACGTTCACTTTGGGGACTTCGTGGCAAAAGTTCACTGCTACCTTCACTGTGCCCAGTTTGGTTGGCGCAACACTCAATGATAGTTCTTCGTTGAGTTTCAACCTGTGGCTGTCGGCCGGGTCTAACCACAACCCGCGTAATCATAATCTGGGTTTCCAATCTGCCATTGTTGACTTCGCTGGATTGCAGTTGGAAGAAGGTGCTGTTTCAACGCCGTATGAATTCCGAAGCGATCCTCTCGAATTGTCGCTGTGCCTGCGCTACTGACCTGCCCCCCGTTTTCCGGGCCAACCTGATCTTAGTAGAGTCCGTCTCACAAGAGGACGGACATGAAGAAGCGATACACCGAAGAGCAGATCATCGGCTTCCTGAAGCA